GCGGGCTCTCATCCGGCTGGATGAACACATCCCGCATCACCGCTCTCACCTCCGGCTCTAAGTCTTCCGGCGGATCGCATTGCTCGCTGCACCAGATATTGAGGGTCAAAATGCCGCAGGAATGGCGCTCTGGGTTAGCCTGCATATCCACGGTGTAGTCAATGCGGGGGTATTGGCACTTCCCGTTCCATCCGGTAGCAGTGTCTTCTGGAGCCGCCTGATAGAAAATGGCGGGAGCATCGCCATATCTGGCCAGCTTCGCCGCAGGTCCGTTTGGATCTGACAGTCTGGTATAAATCAGATCTTCCAGCGTCACGGGTCATCGCCTCTCTCCGTTCCACCGTCAGGAATCTCCTCGGGTGGGATCTCGCCTTCCGGGGGCGGTTCCGGCTCACCCTCTGCGTCGACAGTCTCCAGGTCAGAGGACCATCGAACTTTCCAGAGACCGGCGGCCACCTCCGCAGCAGCGATGGGGAAGTAATTGGACACGTTGCCCAGTCCAGGCAGAAACAGCACGGTGAGCCGCTCCTCGTTGACCGAGGCCAGAAGTCCGTTCCTGGGCTCCGGCCATGTGTGGTATTGGGCTCGCACAAGGTCTCCTTTATGGACGGCCTCTGTGTCAAAAGCCTTGATACTGCCCTCTTTGATCAGCGGCATGGTGTTCCTCCTCTCGTCAGCTTAGGTATGTCTTGCTGAAAATCGCTTCAATTTCCGGTTTGGCCTTTTCAATGATGGGCTCCTCGAAAGGCCGGGGGGAGATTTTGGGACTGCCCTCCTGAAGAATCGGGGCATACTTCACATCCGTCCAGATGGCCGGATGCACGGTGACCGCTCCGTTTTCTTTTTCAGACTGTGCGCGGGGGTGCCAACTACGGCGCAGAGTACCAGAGCGAACGGCCGGGGGCTCACCGGGGGCCGATGCTTGGTAGGTTGCCTTCTTGGTGAAAGGTTTCCGATAAATTTTGCCGGTACGCTGGCCACGCAGCACCTCCAGAGAAACGTTGCGGAGGGCGTTCGCCGCCCGGTAACCCCTGGATTTCGCCTCTTGGGATACCTGGTCAAATAGGCTATTGATTTTTCCCTTCAGGTCGATCTCCATCCACGTCGCTCCTTTCCTCGGCATAGTAAATTGTCCAAAGCCCCAGATCACCCGGCTCATCCACGCCCTGGACGTAGAAAATCCGTCCGCCATGGATGAGCCGGTCTTTGGCCTTTGCCTTGGGGCGGCCCTGCTGGGTGATGGTATGGGTGATGGGGTGGTCGAGCTGCCGGAACCGCTCTATCTCGGCGGGCTTCGCTTCGGCCAGCACTGCCAAGAAATGAACGGCAGTATCTTTGTCAAAGCTGCTCTTGGGCCGTCCTCTGGTGGTGAGGGTGGTGGTTTTGTTTTCCACCCAGAAATCCTTGAATAGATTTCCAGGTCGGAGCCTGCCGGGTCTAAGGCAATTCAAACCGTTTCCCCCTCCCTGTACCGCCCTGCTCGCGGTTGTCGTGCATTCCCTCATAGAAGTAATGCTTCGGGCTGATAGCCTGCGGGTGGGCACTGGGGACGGCCATCATGGCGTCCTCGGCCTTCAGCTCATCATACATGGCTTTCCACGCATCAGCCCGTTGCCGGAGCGAGAGGGAGAGGGGGCCCACCTTGGTGTCCACCTCGTACATGAAGCCGAACATGATACTGGTCAGCAGGGCCAGCTTCGCCTTCCGCCATTTGTTGGGGTACATGGCGAGGACAGCTGTGTATTCCTCGTCAGACAGAGCACAGGTTTCCCCCTCGCCCTCCACCATGGTGTCGCCCAGCTCGAACCGCATCCTGTCCTTGCCGTTCTCCTGGATTTTAGTGGGGTCGAAGGTGTACGTCTTCATCAGGCATCACCCTGCCCCTGGTCCTCCTTGCCCCCAGCGGGGGCGTCGCCGCCAGTCTGATTCCCCAAGGTCTCCGCCCTAGCTTGGGCCGCTGCTTTCACAGTTTTCCGGGTGTCCAGGGCGTGGATCAGGATAAGGGCCGTTTCATCGGTCATGGTCTCGATGGCCTTGATGCTCTCTTCGGCGGTGACCTGAAGATTACACACAGCCGCCACGATGCTCTCAGGGGATGCCGGAACCTCCAGAACGCCATCTTCCTTGGTAAGCGGGATCGTGATGATTGCGGGGTCGCCAACAACGGCAATGCCCGCCTCGGCTGCTGTCAGTTTCTCCTGGAGCTCGTCACGCTCGGCAGTGGTCTGCTGAAGCTCAGCCTGGAGGTCGGTAATCTGCTGCTGAAGCTCCGCAACCGCCTCTCCGGGCAGCTCCGGGGCCACGTTGGCCTTTTGGGTGTTGGCCGGGGCAATATACCCCTGCTTGATAAGGGTGCGAACACGGCCCGGAAGAACGGCCTCGGCGGGGATATTGTCCCCGGCGGCAAAGCCGACTCCGCCGAGGATCAGCGCCTTGATGCAAGTATAGCCGTCCATGGTTGCCCTCCTTACACGCAGTCCTTGAAGTACATCGCCAGATCGTCAGCGGTCTTCCGCATATCGGTGGACATGAGGCCCTCCACGAACTCGGTGTGGGTGCCCTTCTCGCCGTCGAACTGGTCAAAAGCCACATGAGCACCGTTGCCCAGCATATCCCAGGTGAAGATGTACCCGGCGGAGGGCTCGTCGATGGCGGGGCTGGGTGCGGCGTAGCAGAGCAGAGCACCCTTGGTGTCGCAGATGAACTGCATATCCTCTTTCTGTCCGACACCGGAGGCATTATAGGTGCTCTCCAGCACCTTGACCTGCTCCACACCAAAGAGCTGCGCCAGAACAGCAGGGGTGACCTTGGCGGGGTTGGCAGTGGTGCCGGTGTACTTGATCCGCTCCAGGATGTCAGGGTGCTCCTTCAGCCCCAGATAGGCGTCATAGCCCAGAGCCAGGCGGTTAGGCGTCCGGCGACCACTCTGCTTGATGTCCCGGATGCGCTCATCGAAGAAATGCACCGGATCAAAGTTGGCGTCGCTGAACTTCAGGAACTGGCTGCCGCTGGGGGTGGCGTCCACGCCGGACCACTCCTGGGCCCAAACGCCAGCATGGAAGAACTTCCGGGCAAAGATGATGTCCTGGTGCAGAAGCATCTGCTCTGTGGCAAAGCGCACCTTGGCGCGGCGGGGGTCCGCCACACCGGGGGCGCGGCTGCGCTGGTAGTTCAGCGTATTGATCTGGTCGATGCCCACGATTACCTGGTCCACCTCGCACTTGTAGGTGTCGTCGGTCTGGCCGAAGATGGCAGGCTGCGCCTTGCCGTAGGCGGGCTTGCGCTGCACGTTGTCGCGGGCCAGGTCCGCCTTGCTGAACTTGTAGTAGTAGCTGCTGGACAGCTCCACAGGGCAGATAGGGAAGATGCTGGGGGCCACGAAGTCGCCAGGGTTGGCGAAGTAGGCCATGGACATATTGGTGAGATAGTTGTTGGGCCGCCAGCCCTTGGCAATCTGAGCCTGGATACCGGCGGTGGTGCCTCTCGGATTCATATCCATTGTGTGTTACTCCTTTCTTGAATTAGGCCGCATAGCCGGCCTTGATGATCTGGACGGAAATCACCTGGTCGGGGGCCTCTGCAGCACCCAAGGCCGTGGCGATGATAAAGGCGCCTGCCCCAGCCTTTACCAGCTTGCCGTTGGCGTCGCTGGCCAGCAGATCACCAGCCTCCACAGCTGCGCCGACCATGGCCAGACCAATGTCCTTGACCTGGACGTTGACGTCCTCGCCCTTCTTGGGGCTGTCCGTCTCGGGGATCATGATGCCGATGGCAGCTTCGCCCGCCTTCGCAACGGCGATGCCATCAGTGGTGAGAGTGGCTGCCAGAAAAGCGCCGCCCGTGATGTCGGCGGACGCTTTCGCCACGATGGTGGCGCTGTCGTTGATACCAGTGCCGTGATACATTGTCGCTCCTCCTTCCTTTACCGGCCGTTCTCGTACTCATGCACGAGATCGGGGTGCTGCTCACACGCCTTATCCACAGCCTGTGCCCACGTCATGGTGGGTGCCGACTTCTGGATGGTCTCAGCGTGTTTCTCGATCTGGGCCCAGGCGTCATCCGCACCACTGGCACCAGCTCCGCCGCTCTTGCCAACCTCGGTGAAGATGCCGGACTTCTCCACGGCCGCCACGCTGGCATCCAGAACGGCGATCATCTGGGTATAAGCATCGCCGCCGGCCGCCTTCAGGCTTTTCAGCAAAGGCACCAGCTCGTCGGCTTTCTTGCCAATGATCTCATACTTCTTGGCCACCTCCTGGAGCTCCCGCTCCTCGGCAGCGTCGGCCTGCTTCCGCAGACGCTCCAATTCGGCGCGAACAGCGGGGTGCAGGCCCTTGTAGATATCCTCGCCGCTGTCATCGGCCGCAGGGGCCACAGGGGCCGCAGGGGCGGGCGCAGGCGCGGCCTTGGCGGCTGGGGCGGGCTCCGGGGCGGGGGCAGGCGTGGGGGGCGTGTCGCCGCCCACAGGCGGCTCGTCGGGGATGCCGGCCTTTTTCTCGATGGCCTCCAGAGTGGCCACCTCCTCCGGGGTCAGCTTGCTCTTGTCGATCTTCATGTCTTCAAAAACTCCTTCCTTGTCGATGGGTTTTTCCTCCCCGTCGCCGGGGGGCGTTTCCGGCTCTCCGTCCGGTGCTGCAGGTTCTGCCTTGGCGATCATCTCGCCCAGGCGTTCATAGGTGCGCTTGGCGAGTTCCAGGCGCTCAGGTGTTATGGCGGGCTGTTCTTTTGCGATCCGGGCCGGGGTTCCCTCCACCCATTTGGGAATCGCCGCCTTGACGGCAACGACGAATTCATCCACGCTGGTCTCCATTTTCGAACCTTTGTTCCCGTCCGGGACTTCATCATCCCAGAAGATGGAGCAAAGACTATCGTTGAGCATCCAGCAGTAGTCCCAAATCTCGTCCGCTGCCTGGCGTCTTTGGCGCTGCGCTAACTTCTCGTCAAACGTGGTGGCGTCCTTTTCCACAGCCTCCAAGGCAGCGTCCAATTCATCTGCGGGAACACCGGCAGCCTTGGCGATCCAGGTGAGGAACCGCTTCAGAATACCGGGCGCTCCAGCTTCAGGCTCCGGGGGCTGGGGCTCCGGCAGGCCGTCCTTGTTCTTGAAGAGAAGCACATCGGCACGTTTGTTGTCCCCAGCATCCACAAAGTCCACCTTCGTCACCTTGAGGCCCTTTAATTTTGCGGGCACCGCATTTCCTCCTTTCTTTCTGGTATGTATAAACAGAAAAGCGCCGGTTTCCCGACGCCTTTCGGCTTACCCTGTGAGTGGTTGTTTCCAAAAGTGAAACAACCACTTATTCCTCAATCTCCTCCCGGATGGCGGTTCCCTCGATACTAAACATGGAATAGGTCCCGTCTTTCACCTTGGACCACACGTCCTCGTCGGTGACCTTGAAGCCAATCCACCAGCCAACAGGTAGGGTGCCGTCCGGAATACCGAGGGCCTGCTGCTTCTCCTTGCTGAACACCATGCTCTCCACCAAAACGGCACAGCCGCCTCGCTCATGCATTTCCCCACCCTCGCGGTATATCTCCACAAATTGATAGGCTGCTGCCTCCAGCTCATCAGGTTCCACCTGTTCGCCGGAATGGTCCTCCATCTGATTCCCGCCCTCATCCTGGGAGACGTAGGCCCAGCCAAAGGCCAGGTGTTTGTCCTCATCGGCCTTTTTGATGGCAAATCGGCCGGAGATGGTGCCAGCGGTCTTTTTTACGCCAGCGGGCTGCCGACCGGCCAGCTCGTTGAAGGTGAACATATACATCACCCTTTCTGGGCGTAGAATAAGGCCGCTCCAGGCGGAGCGGCCTTGTGCCCGTTTTTATTCGCTTGGAAAGCTGAAAGTTTTCCGATACCACTCGTGAAGATCTTCGGTGGTGTGGATTTTGGCGGCAATGGCCTCGCCCATGCCAACGTGCTTATAAATCCAGCGCCGGAATTCCTCAATGGTGAGCTCCTTGAAAATCCACTCGCCGGGTTTGTAGCCGTCACAGCGGAACACGAAGCCGCCCTCAATGCCCCGGACTACTTCTCCTGGCTGCATGTGTGGGTGATCGGGCGGGGACAGGAACCAGAGCTCATCGTTTCGTAAATGGACATCCACAGCCAGCCCGGAAAATTTAGGCTCCCCAGTCCAGCGGTAATAATAGGCTTTTCTGCGGTCAATGCTCATATTTCTTGCCCCACTTTCACAAAATCCTCAATAGGCACACCGTTGAACTCAGTAATCCCGGCTTTCTTCAGCTTATCCAGCAGCTTGGCCCGCCGGGTGTCCGTCTGACAGCTGATGCCAATAAACTGCTCCTTTGGGATGCCCTGACGGAACATGACCTCATTGCCGGAGCGGTATTTGGTCGCCATATTCTTGACGAATTGCATGGGTGATGGCCGGTTCCAAAGTGATCCAGTTTCCACGGTGCCATAGCTGTCCGAGGCGTAGGCGTACCAGTCGGTGCGGTCCATCACCTTCGGACTGACCAGGATGCGGAAGTCGCTGCCTTTGTAGCAGTTATCAAACCGGGGCTGGGAGCCCTTCTCCATTTTGACACCAATGCGCGTAAAGACACTATCACTGCCGCCGCTCTTCATATCAGCTTCCGGGCTGGCCCCTCCAAACGGCAAACCAGCGCGGCACCGGGTGTTGGTCGCCATCAGGCCCTTGCCCTGGAGGATACGCACTACGGAATCCTCACTGCTGACACCAGCCCAAACGTACCGCAGGCCCTGCTTCTCATACTCCTTGGAAATCCCCGGCTCCACCAGCGTCTGGTATCCATCGAACACCGTTTCCATTGTCAGACCTGCCACACGCTTAGTCAAGCCCTCCTCCGCCAAGATCGTGTTCAGTTTATCAGTCAAATCCTTTCCTGTCAAACCAGAAAGCTCCGACATTCTGCCAGGTGCGTTCTGCCAAATCAGGCGGGTCTGCTTGAATACCTTTTCTGCTTCAGATGTTGGGGTGGAGGTCAGATCCACCAAGCCCACGCGCTCCAGCATATTCCTCGCAGTCTTGGCGTCCGCTGCGCCGCTGCTGGTGGCGGGGACACGGAGCCGGAAAAAGCCCTTCCAGCCCTCAAGTTGAGAAGAACCGTTGTGGACGTAAAGCTCCAGGGTGCTCCCGGCATCCTCCAGCACGCGGGCCTTGATGGTCACGCCGCTCATGGTGACAGTTTTGGAGGAGAGGAGCGCCATGGTATCATCCGCCTGCTCAAATGCCAGCTGGCGGATGTCGCTCTGCCCCTTCAGGGTGTTCCATGTGTTTGACCATGCTGACTCGCTCAGTTTCCCCACCAGCTCATAGACGTCAGATCCGTCCAAGGAGAACCGGCGGGCGGTCAGGTTCAAGCCCTCCACCATGCCCTTATCGCTGGAAACAGGGATGCCAATGCGCTGTGTCGGGATCACACTGAGATCCTTGAACAGATCCCCGGCCCCAATGGCGCCTTTGGCGACAGGTGGCTTTACCTGCTGCTGGGCTGCCCGTGCGGCCCGCTGGCTCAGGAGCCGGGCCTTGGTCTGGGCGCTGATCTGCACCGCCTTCACGGGGTCAGTGATGGCATCTATCAGCTGTGGCTTGGTAAAATTGTTGTAGTACGGGATGGCCTTCTGCTTGGCAAGCTGCTTCAGCTCTGCTATGTTCATCTTTTTGAGCACATCCGGGCTATGGGTCACCGCCGCCAGGGGCTGCTTTGCCTGCTGTGCCACCTCATCTGCCCATACGAACACCTGTTTTTTCCCCGTCCGCTGGGTGAGCAGGTCGGAATAAAAGGCCCGGTAGGTCTCCCGGAGGGCGGCCTTGCGCTCCACAATGGCATCCAGCAGCTTTTCCGCTTCCGGACCTTTGCCGTGAAGCGCCTCCGCATAGTCTCTGAAAATTTCCCGATACTCGTTGTCCGAGATGGACTCCACCCGCTTGATGTACGTCAAGGTATCCTGGAGGTTGAGGTCGATCTCCCCTTTGGCGAACCGGCGGTACATCGTGTTATAAATCGGCTCCTTTTCCCCGTAGCTCTTGTTGGGGTGGAAGGCGTAGCTCATGGATTTGGAGCCGTCCTTGGCGATATACTTGAATGCCTGCTCTTTGTCAATGCCCACCAGGCGGCCGGAACTGTCCACGACAAAGTTTCCGCCGTGGCTGTCGAAGTTCCCAAGGAGCCAGTCGGTGACGTGCTCTCGCTGGAACTGCGCCGCAAAGCCGTCCGGGAGCGGGGCAGTGCTGGATTGCCATGCCTTGAAGTCTGGAGCTGTGGCCAGCGTGTCCACCCGCTTCTGGAAAGCGCCGAAGCGTCCCCCGAGCGTCCCCGTCCCAACGGGAACCGCTGTGTCCGGGTCCACAATGGCCTGCACTTTGTAGCCTGCTTCCTGGACGTAGGCCCGGAAAGATTCTGGGGAACCGGCCTTACTCTGAGCGGGCTTGAATAGCCAAGACTGCCCGCTTCCGTCCTTGTACTGGATCATTTCCCCAGTGCCGCCCAGCTTGGCAGGGCCCTGGCTGGTCATGTTACTGGGGACGGCCAAGCTCTGAGGGATGGTCGGAGCCTGTGCGTCTGGGATGGCAGGCGGTTGCGCCCCCCAGGTGGGAGGTGCGGCCTGGGGCTCCGGATGGATGATGGGTGGCTCGATCTCATGGTAATCCACCGCACAGCGGCAACGAGGGTGAGCCGGAGGGGTTTCCTTGCTGCCTGCATAGAGGGCCTTGCCCTTGAAGTCAAATTCCCCATCCATACCAATTTCCGCACCATCCAAGGCGGCACATATCTCGCACACACCACCATCGGCGGCGGTACTCCAGATGCGTACCGTCTTCCCCATGTACCCGAGCTGTATGGCCTGCTTCACGCCCTCGTCCTGGCCCTTGTTGTAGGCATAGGCCAGCTCCGTGGTCGAAATGGTATAGGCCCTGGCCCGGTGCTGCTGGGCTGCATAGGTATTCGCAGCGTGTTGGGCCCGTTTGGTCGCTTCGGACTCCTTCATGTCTGGGTTGTTTTTCATGAGCGAACTTTTGACGTTTTTGAAATAGTTTAGATTGGCGACGGCCTGCGGCTTTGTCAGCCCGATGGTGGGCCGGATAGCACGGGCAAGCTCGTCAGTAGTCCAAGCTCCGGTGGAAGCGTGCCCGATCATGGCGGCCATAGCCTCACGCTGTTCGTCGCTCATCTGCGTTACCCACTCGGCCCCATGGGTAGACATCCAGGTCCGAACGCCCTCGGCCA